GTCCGTAACGCACTTCCGGAACCGAGCATCGTCGCATCCAGCGTATGGGCCACACCGACGAGTACAAAAAGAAGCACCTTCCGGCAGATGCCCATAAAGCCGATCTCACTGGATAGCTGCCGTTCCCGGCAGGCACATAATACACCGGTAACATAATCCAGACAGACGAATGTCAGCAGGGCATAGAGCAGATTGTCAAAGCCGCCGATGAACCAGCCCAGCCAGGCACCGACAGCCGCACACCCGATTCGTATTTCATTCCATGTCATTCGCATCACCCCGCCAATGTAGCCTTGATTTCAAGATACTGGTCCCCGTATTTTACATTATCGATAAACTGGATGTTGTACTTCTGTCCTCGGAACTTGATGAACCATTTTTCCGAGATATCCGAGCGGTACCGGATGACAAACGACACATCCTTTTCCAGATGAACGGCTGCGGCGAAGAAATACTGCCCGCCGTGGATATTGGTTACCTTGGCCCAGGTACTGCCCTTGCTGACCAGCGTGGTATCATACCCGCCCTGCCCATCAGAGACATTCTCCTCCACCATAAACTCAATCCGCTGCTTCATTTCCCCGATATCCATCAGAACACCTCATCCCGATAGGAAAACAGCATGGCCCTCATGAGCTTGATCATGGCATCGAAGTCCGCCGTATCCCGGTTCTCATACAGATAGGCCACGCCATACAGGATAGCCATCTTGATGTCCTCCGGTAGCGTCGTGTAGTCGCTTAACGGATGGCGCAGTACATTTTCCACCGTCGTTGTGGAGGATTGAATCAGACTGTCGATCAAAGCATCCTCCACATCATTATCAATACGCAGGTATAATTTAGCTTCATCCCGTGTTACTGCCATGCTGCCACCCTCCTTCTGTTATTTGCTGGCCTGCTTGAGTGTCTTGATGGCTTCCGGCAGAACGATCTTGGCATCGACGCGCTGGGAGCCAAGAAAGCCGACCTGACCGGTAACCGCGTATAATTCATTCAAACGCTTAAAGGTGCGGCCCTGCCTGTCGGCAATCCAGTAGTAGGAGAAATCACCGAACAGCACCGTCTTGGCATCGGCTGCCATCTGCGGCATATACCGGCTGGTAACAACCGGGCAGTTCAGAATCTTATCCGGCACATCGGCGCTGACGGAAGGCTGCCAGATGTACTGGCCCTGCGTATCTTTCAGCTTCCGGATGGCCTTGACAGTGCTTTCATGCAGCAGCAATGTAGCCGACTTGCGGTACGGCTCACGAAGCGAATAGTACAACTCGATCAAATCGTCGAAGGTAATCGCCGTAGCAGAAGCGGCAGTCGAGCCATCTGAAGCACCGGCGGCATCGACGAGGATGCCGGACGGACGATCTGTTCCAGTGCCGATGAGGAAGGCTTCTTCTTCGGCATTGCCAAGTCTTCTGGCGAACTCCTGCGCCATATATCCTTCCAGGTCAAAGGCGGAATCGTTCAACAGTTCTTCGGATACCTTGACGAGCGTACCCAGTTTATGCGCCCCGATGGACACCTGACCGAAGGTGGTGTTGCTTTCGGTGTAGGCGGCTTCTTCATCCGTCCATACAGCGGTTCCTTCGCTGGCAACGACCGGAATCTTATGGTCGCCGCTTGCAGTCTGGATCACATGGGCAAGGGAGCGCAGCACATTTTCTTCTGCCAGCATCTGGATCAGCGTCCGTTCAAATTCGTCCGGTACCAGGTAGCCGCCCTGAGGATCGGCCCCTTCCTTTAAGGTGTTCCGGATTTCCGGACGGGACTTGCCGCGCATGCTGTCCCAAAAGGCGGGGGCATAGGCATCGCTGAACCTGCCATGCTTAGTTACATCCTGCTTTGCAGGCTGGTTGACGATAGCACTCGAGGTCGGCCTGCTTAATTCGAGATCAATGGCAGCCTGTGTCTTCAGTCGGTCGATTTCCTTGCCCAGTGCCATGACATCGGCTTCCATCTTGTCATAGGTGGCGGCATCCTCGGTGGAAAGCGTATCACCGGCTGCCTGCTTTTCATCCAGGAAGGCCTTGGCCTGCTCCCAGATAGTAGCACGTTTTTCCTGCAGTTCTAATAGTTTACTCATATTGGTACCTCCATTTAATGTGTTAAGAGCGACAGCCGCTGCTGCAGCGACGCTACGGATATAGTTGTTTTGTTTGCTGCTGGTGTTGGCTTGGTCTGCTTGGCGATGGCCTTATTCAATAATGCATTGGTGACCTGCCGCCGGGAAAAAGAATAGCTTCCCATACTGACAGTATCCTGCATCTGTTTACTATCACTATCTGTTAAGATACTGTCGGCAAAACCGAGTTCGATTGCTTTTCCTGCATTCATCCAGGTCTCGGCATCCATCAGATGGGATAATTGGGTGCGGGAGAGCCCGGTCTTTAATTCATACGCATTGATAATGGATTCCTTGACCTCGGATAACATGGAAATGGCCCGTTCCATTTCATCGGTGTCGCCCATGGCGATCGTGAACGGATTGTGAATCATCATCAGTGCGGTCGGTGCCATATTGACGCTCGTACCTGCCATGGCAATCACGGAGGCAGCCGAAGCCGCAATCCCGTCGATATTGACATGGACCTGCCCGGCATAATCCATCAGCATGGCATAGATTTGGCTGGCCGCTACGCAGTCGCCGCCGGGTGAGTTCAGCCACAAGGTGACATTGCCCTGTCCGGATGCCAGTTCGTTTTTAAACAGTTTCGGCGTTATTTCGTCATCAAACCAGCTTTCCTCGGCAATGGTACCGTCAATGGTAAGGATGCGTCCGGCATCATTGTCGGTATTCCAGTTCCAGAATTTCTTCATTTGTTTTTTCCCTCGCTTTCGGTATAAAATTTTCCTGCCTGATCCAGCGGCAGCATATTACCGTTGACCAGATACGTATCGCCGCCCTGTTCGGCAGGGATGCAGTTCATATCCTCAAGCTCCCGGATGTCGTTGGCGGAGAGCCAGCCGTTCTGCCTGCCGATGGCATACCCGTTCATGCGGCTCTGATAGTCGCCGCGCAGCAGACCGTCCACATTAAACTTTGTAAAGACCTGCGAGCGCTCCGACGGCAGTACCAACTGCTGGTTCATGGCCTGTTCCCAGCGGACGCACCAGGGATTCAAGGTGTATTTGACAAATTCCAGCGACTGCTGCTCGATATTGGAGAAGGTGGACTTTTCCAGATCTCCGACCATATGCGGCGGCACCCGGAAAATACGGGCGATCTCGTCGATCTGGAACTTCCGCGTCTCAAGGAACTGCGCCTGATCCGGCGGAATGGATAGCTGCTGAAAGGTCATGCCTTCCTCCAACACGGCCACATTGTGCCGGTTCGTGCCGGAAAATTGGGCATGCCAGCTTTCCCGCAGCTTGACCGGATCCTTCACGATACCGGGATGCTCTAAAATGCCACCCGGTGTAGCACCGTTGGCGAAGAATAACGCGCCGTACTGCTCGGCTGCCAGCGACATGCCAATGGCGTTCTTGGCCATGGCAATCGGACTGTAACCGATCAGTCCGTCAAACCCCAGTCCCGGAACATGCAGCACCTCATCCTGCGACAAGACAATCTGCTGGCAGCGGTTATCCGCACCGAACTCGTCCGAATCCTTGGAGTAGGTGTAGATAAGCTGACCGTTTGCGGCACGGCTGATATCCATTTTGCTGGGAAGCAGTGGGTACAGTGCGATCGGCTGTCCGGTGCCGTTCCGGATAATCTGTGCATAGGCATTGCCCCATAAGAGAAGATGACTCATGAGCGTTTCCCGGAAGATGAAACTCGTCATCTCCAGATTGGGGGCATCATGAAGCAACCTATATAGCGGATGATTGATGGCCTTTTCCTTGCCGCCATCCGGTGTATAGCGGTACAGATTAAGCGGCAGTCCGGCAATGGCCTCGGATAACACCCGGACACAGGCATAGACCGCCGTTGTCTGCATGGCGGTCCGTTCGGTCACCACGTTTCCGGAGGAGGTTGGGCCGAACAGGAACGTAAAAGCCGTTGACAGGTAGTTTTTCGGCTTGTCGCGTGACTTTTTGCCCCATATACGTTGGAATATACTCATAGAATCAATAACCCCCTTTGGTCATATATGCTTTCGCTGTTGTCGTTGCCGCAGCGGATGGCACGATCCAGTGCCATGACCATAGCTACGACACCGTCGATCTTTTCCGTGGATTTCTCCTTGTCCGGCTTGATATTGCCTGCCGGATCAGATTTGATGAAGATATTGTCCATCATCCAGCGCAACACTGGCTGGCCGCCGTGGGCAATCTTCTTTTCCAGTGTCAGCTTCATCAGTTCCTTAGTTGGTGGGCTCATATCCTTGAACCCCTGTCCGAACGGGACGACGGTAAATCCCATACCCTCGAGATTCTGCACCATCTGCACCGCACCCCAGCGGTCGAAAGCGATCTCGCGAATGTTGTACTGCTCGCCCATGGTTTCGATGAACTTTTCAATGTAGCCGTAATGGACGACATTTCCTTCCGTCGTGTGCAGGAATCCCTGCTTCTGCCATACATCATAGGGGACATGATCCCGTCGGACACGAAGCGATACATTTTCCTCCGGTATCCAGAAGTAGGGCAGCACAACATAATTGTCTGCTTCATCCTGCGGCGGAAATACCAGTACGAAAGCCGTAATATCCGTCGTGGAGGATAAGTCAAGTCCGCCATAGCAGACGCGACCTTTTAATTCACCCGGCTGTACGGGAAACGCGCAGGCATCCCATTTGTCCATCGGCATCCAGCGGATCGCTTGCTTGACCCATTGGTTCAGACGAAGCTGCCGGAACGCGTTCTCCTCGGCAGGATTCTGTCTGGCAGACTCACAGGCCGCCTTGACCTTATCCATGCCGACCGTAATGCCTAGCGAGGGATTGGCCTTTTTCCAGACTTTGACATCCGTCCAGTCGTCGGTATCCTTGGCCCCGTATATCACCGGATAGAAGGTGGCATCGATCTTCCGTCCCGCGATAATATCCAGTGCCTTCTGATGGGTTTCATAACAGATGGAGTGGGTGTCAGTTCCGGCGGTTGTAATAAGAAAGTACAACGGCTGTGTCCGGGCATCGCCGGAGCCTTTGGTCATGACGTCAAACAGCTTCCGGTTCGGCTGCGTGTGCAGCTCATCGAAGATCACACCGCTTACGTTAAAGCCGTGCTTGCTATAGGCATCAGCAGATAACACCTGATAAAAACTGTGCGTAGGAAGGTAGATGATCCGTTTCTGCGAAGCCAGGAGCTTCACCCGCTTGGATAATGCAGGACACATCCGAACCATATCCGCTGCCACTTCAAACACAATGGATGCCTGCTGGCGGTCGGCGGCACAGCCATACACCTCGGCCCGTTGTTCCCCGTCGCCGCAACACAAGAGGAGTGCTACGGCTGCCGCCAGTTCCGACTTTCCTTGCTTCTTGGGAATTTCGATGTAGGCGGTATTGAACTGCCGGTAACCGTTCGGCTTCAAGATGCCAAACACATCACGGATAATCTGCTCCTGCCAGTCGATCAGCTCGAACGGCTTCCCGGCCCAGGTGCCTTTGGTGTGGCAGAGGCATTCGATAAAGGACACGGCATAATCTGCCATAGTCTTGTTGTATTTGGAATCCTTGGCCTTGAATTTCGTAGATCGATAGCGTTTCAACGTTCGCAAGCAGCGTCACCTCCTTTGCGGCAACAAAAAAGACCGCCGATATTGGCAGTCTTGGTATACAAATACGATATTATGTGATTATTTCTTCCTGATTTTATTCGGATATCTCATCATGGTGTTCTTCCTTTCTGCCGTTTTTAAAGGCCGAGGAACCGGAAAGGTGCTGCAGGAGCAGCTTCCGTTCTTCCTTGTATTTCGTACCAATAAACCCAAGCCGGAGCAGAAAGCAGCGGAAGTCGTATTTCTCGTTGGTGGATGGGTGCTCCGTTGCCAGCACCCGTTTCTGCTTTTTAGCCAAATGGCATAATGCCGTAATGAAATGTGTATAGGTTTTGACCGTATCGGCATCCGGGCAACCGGTAAACCAAGGAAATAACACTTTATCCTCTGTTACCTGTATGCGCAGCACATCGATTTGGAAAACCTTTAACATTAAATTGCTTTTGGCCTGAATCAGCTTCTTTAGGTTTTCCAGTGCCGTATCGGTGAAGAAGGATCGCGGCATGGCAATCACCAAGTCGTCTATGTTCTCCTGCTTAGACGCCGAATCGTCAGGTCTTTTCCCTGCTGGTTCGGCTGGATCGGCATGGAATCCCATACTATCGAGTTTCTCAAGTAAATTCTTAATGTCTGTACTGTCATCAAAATTAAGATTGCCGTCGCGGTCGACCGTGAAGCAGTCAATCTCATAGGCATAACTGGGAATTCCCTTATACAATTTGGCGGCTCCGGTAATAGTGCTGATGGCATCAGCCAGTTCCTTACGTGTTTTTCCTTGTGCATGGTATAAAATTTTCATGGTAGTAACCCCCTTTTATTTTTTGTCATGTACATATATCACTCTAACCGGCGATTATAGCAAGGGGTTTGTACCATAAATTACACGTATTATTCTTGTACTGTCGCCATTTTCCCGAGCAGCTTTCCGGTCAGCCACAGACCGCCATCAATGAGCGTCGGCAGGAAGCATTGGTCGCGGAACTTGTTCCAACCGGTTTCCTTATCAGCGGATTCCTGCAAGGCGGCCGTGTAGGCATCCGCTACTTCCTTGGTTGCCGGAAGCACCGTCGTATTCAGCCAGGAAATAGTGGCGTTCTTGGCATCCTCCTGCACCGAGTCCAGAATGTGTTCCTTAAGTTCATTTTTAATCGTTTCGATATCCATATTAGTATCTCCCTTCAAAATCTGTTATGCCACGAGCAATCGCCCGGGCGAAATCATCCACATTATTCGTAAGCAGCGCGGCATCATCGTCGTTATCAATAAAAGCTGTTTCCACCAGAACGGCAGGCATCGTGGTATCCTTCAGTACGATGAGGTTAGGCCGTTCCTTCAGACCGCGATTCACCGTGCCAAGGCTCTGCACAATCTGCGACTGAATGCAGGCGGCAAGCTGCGGAGACGAACCGCTGTCGTTGGCATACACCAGCGTTTCTGTACCACGGGCGCGGCCGCTGTCGGAGTTGCAGTGCAAACTGACGAATACATCCGCAGGCCATGCATTTGACATATCCACCACGCAAGGAAGATCCGGTGTTTCTCCTGCTAAGTTATCACTTTGCAAGAGCTGCACCTCGCAGCCTGCTGTCTCCAGATATGTTTGGACGAGACTGCCAATTGAAGCCGCCACATCACATTCCCGCAGTCCGGTGTCGGGGTTCACCGCGCCGCTGTCCCGTTCCCGGTCATGACCTGGGTTGATAAATACACGCATTATGTTGTCTCCACTTCAGTATAGGTATAGGTTTTTCCATTCCGTGTCACGGTTACCTGTTCGCTTGAGCCGACCTGCTCGATATACCGTTTCACAATAACATCGCAGAATTTTTCATCCAGTTCCACCATATAGCAGCATCGTTTCGTCTGCTCGCAGGCCAGCAGCGTCGAGCCGCTGCCGCCGAATGGATCGAGCACGGTGCAGCCGGTCATGCTGGAATTCAGGATGGGGTAGGCCAACAGCGGTATCGGCTTCATGGTGGGATGGTTCGTATTCTTCCTAGGTTTGTCAAACTCCCAGATAGTTGATTCCTTCCGTCCAGTGTACCATTCATGCTTTCCTTTCTTTTTCCAACCGTAAAGTACCGGCTCGTGCTGCCACTGATAGGGAGAACGTCCCAGCACCAGTGACTGCTTCTTCCAGATGCAGCAGCCGGACAAATAAAAACCGGCATCCGAGAAGGCTTTCCTAAAGTTAAGTCCTTCGGTGTCGGCATGGAATACATAGATGCTGGCATCCTCTGCCATGACGGTGTGCATGCAGGTAAAAGCGGCGAGCAGGAACTCATAGAATTTGTCGTCCTGCAGATGATCGTTCTTGATTTTTCCGGCCCGGCCTTCATAGTTAACATTATAGGGCGGATCAGTAACCACCAAATTGACCGGTGTTCCCTGCAGCAATCGCTGGTATGTTTCCGGCTGGGTGCTGTCGCCGCAAAACAATCGGTGCGTTCCCAACTGCCACACATCACCTGCCTTGGAAAATATCGGTTTCTTAAGCTCGGCATCCACATCGAATTCATCATCATGTACACCATCCTTTATATCGGCCTTGAACAGGTCGTCCAGTTCCGCCGGATCAAACCCGGTAAGTGATACATCAAAGTCGCTGCCCTGCAGATCGGTAATGAGCAGTGCTAATTTATCTGTATCCCAGTCGCCGCTGATTTTATTGAGGGCGATATTTAAGGCTTTCTCCTTTTCGGTGTCCATGTCGATTACGACGCAGTCGATTTCCGAGATGCCCTCCTGCTGGAGCACCTTCTAGGCGCTGGTGTCCGCCGACCACGTTGCCGGTGCGCTTGTTCCAGATGACAGGTTCGACGTAGCCGAACTCATCCAGCGAGCGTTTCAGCTTTTCGTACTCCGGATCACCCGGCTGTAAATCTTTCGTGGATTATAGACTGCCGGGATGAGGTCTTGTATGTTCTTTTTGATTAATTCCATGGTTATTTTCCTTTCCGCGCCTGCAGCAGATGCTCCATCATGGTGTCCTGTGGACTTCCACAAAGGCTGTGGTGCAGTTCTGCTTGACGATATCGAAAATCTCATACCAGAGCAGGTTCGCCTGCTTTCTGAAATGACTGGCTCATCTGCACAAACGGGCTGGTAATCGGCACCGCCGGTTGTGGGGTGCTTGCCGAGCAATCCATAGGTGCTGATGGCTTCCTCGCACTGGATATACCGAGCGAATGCCTGGGCATAGGCTTCCAGCAGCCGGGGATTGACGAGCCGTTCGCAGCCGCGGTCCTTCAGCCATTGCCAGGTCTGGCGGAATAAGTCATCCGCACCAAGTGGCTTTCCGTCCCGCTGCCGGGCAGACAAATAGTCGCTGGGATTCGGCATGTCCTCGCCGGTGAGTTCTGCGCCATCGTTTAACTCCGCCCCTTCTAAGGTGGGCGTCGGCAGGTCGATAATAGTGGCTGCTTTTCCCTTGGCAATCTTATCGGCCAGCGCCTCCGGCTTGTCCCCGGCGCGGATCCGTCTGCCGCCGCGATTGGTTCCGTCCTTGGCCATGGCTGTTCAACTCCTTTCCCATGCGGTAAATCCCCCGTTTGAACTGTAATTTTTGTGCGTGTGACCCCAGCACCGGTCTAGCATTTCGGCGCGCCAGAGATTTTGACCGCCCCTCCTGGCAGAGCGTAGTCATTCGTAGTGGTATTCCTTTCTGGCATGATGCCAGCGGTCGTCCATCTCGGCGGTTATCTTCGAGTGGCACGGCTTGCACAGCGCCATAAGGTTATCCTCGTCAGTGAGTGCCGCCGCGGGAGAGGGGACGGATATGGTGCACCTCCGTTGCCGGTGTGGTCTTGTGGTTCTTCAGGCACATCTCACACAGGGGATGCTTTCCGATGTAGCGGTCCCGGATGCGCTTCCACGCTCTGCCGTATCGTTTCTTGCTGACAGGTACTGCGCTCGTACGTGTCATAACGTTTGTCCATTAATTTTTGATGCTGCTCGCAGTACCGGTTCACGGTCAGCTCCCTGCAGCCGGGGTAGGCGCATGGTTTCTTTGGTTTCCAAGGCACAATGTTCATCTCCAGACATAGCAAAAGCCTCCAAAGGATTGCTCCCTCGAAGGCTTCTCTCACACTTTCATGCTATTAGTATACCACGCAAAACAGGCAAATGCGTCCGCGATTTTGGACATCATGTCTTCCCAAACAAAAGGATGGCAAACTTATCCAATGCACGATTCTTCCTTTTGTAGGCAGAGGACCGTTCGATGTGGAAATGGTCGGCAATGGCATAGACGGCACCCTGTTTGTGCATCCTCGTCGGCATAAAAGGTTTCCAGTACGTACTGCTCGTCGCTGCTCAGCTTATCCCACGCAGGCTGGAACCACGTCATGTACTCCACTGCTTGCCGGTATCGTTCCTTCAGGATGTCAATGTCTGCCAGGCCGGAGATGATATGATCTTCTGCGGCATGCGGGTTGCTGGAGTGCGGCATCCCATCGAAGCCGGACGAGTGCAGGCTGGTCATGGCTAGCATATGCCTGCTTGATATCTTCGCTGGTATTTTCAATGATGAACTTCATGCTGTCGTAATCCCGGATGGCATCAATGGCACCACTCCGTTTATTCAGGTACTTCCAGATAACACTCATAGGCTGTCCTCCTCGTAAGCTGGCCCGGACTGCATCAATCAGTGCAGCCTGGGTCTTGTTTTTTTCTTTTAGGGCCTTTAGGATGCGTCCATCGATGGTCCCTTTCGTGATGATATGCTGGATAACTACGGTTCCAGCTGTCTGCCCCTGCCGCCAGAGCCTGGCATTCGTCTGCTGGTACAACTCGAGGCTCCATGTCAACCCGAACCAGACAAGCGTGGAGCCGCCCTGCTGCAGGTTGAGTCCATGCCCGGCGGATGCCGGATGAATAACCGCAACGGGAATCGCACCGGCATTCCAATCCGCTATATCCTGCGAAGTCTTGATTTCCCGCACGGTAAATCGCTGCCGGATCCGCAACAGGTCATGCCTGAACCAATAGGCCACCAGCACCGGCTTGCCGTTGGCGCTTTCGATGATATCTTCCAAGGCATCCAGCTTCCGATCATGAATGGGAAGCACCGTCCCGTCATCGGAATAGATCGCACCGTTTGCCATCTGGGAAAGCTTTCATCGTGAGGGTTGCGGCATTGGCGGCTGTGACATCGCCGTCCGGCAGCTGCAGCACCAGCTCTTTCTTCAGTTCTTCGTACCGTTTACGTTCCGCGTCAGATAACTGCACTTCATACTGGCTGCTAATGAGTTCCGGCATCTGCAAATGATCCGTGGATTTCATGGAAATAGAAATGTCCGATATTTTTCGGTATATCTCAGTCTCTGCTCCCGGCAGCAGTTTGTAGCTGAAAACGACCTGCCCGTTCCGCTTGTCCGGGGTAAAGTAGGTGCTGCGGTACTGCCCGATGAATCTGCCAAGCCGCTTCCCATATCCAGCAACTTGAACTCGGCCAATAAATCCATCAGACCGTTGCTGGAAGGAGTGCCTGTCAGACCCACCATTCTTTTTACCTTCGGTCTTGCTTTCATCAGTGCCTTGAACCGCTTGGACTGGTAATTCTTGAATGATGAAAGTTCATCCACAACCACCATGTCAAAATCAAAGGGGATCCCGCTTTTCTCAATCAACCACTGCACGTTCTCACGGTTGATGATATAAATATCCGCCCGTGCTTTCAGTGCCGACAGTCGTTCTGCTTCTGTACCCACTGCCACGGTATATTGCAATCGATGCAGATGATCCCAATGCTGTATTTCATTTGCCCATACGGCTCCCACACGCAGCGGGGCGATCACCAGAACGCGATGGACGTCAAAGCTGTCAAACAAAAGGTCTTGGATCGTCGTCAGTGTAATAACGGTTTTGCCAAGTCCCATATCCAACAGGACTGCCGCCGTGGGATGACTCTCAATATATCGGATAGCATATTGCTGATACTCATGTGGCTCGAATTTCATCCAGCATCCCTCCAATCTGGTCTGCGCTGTCAATAACATAAACGGGGAATCCCAACTTCCGCAGCAGACGATGCCTCGCCAGTTGAAGAGGACGCGGCTTCTTTCCCGACGCTTTTACTTCCACAAAGGCAATATGTTCGTCAGGTAATAAAACAATGCGGTCCGGCATCCCATCAAAGCCTGGACTGACAAACTTCAGTGCCATGCCGCCTGCTTGTTTTACTGCTGCTGCAAGTTTCTGCTCTATGATTTTTTCTCGCATTTCATATACTCCTTCCCATGTCATCATTGAAAGTCTTCCTATTTTTGTCCTTTTTGTCACACTGTCCTATAGCGTGTACGAATGAAAATATAAATATAAATATAAGTAAAATTATGTATCTATATGTATCTGTTACTATAAGGACACATATACCCATATATTTACATACGGTATAGGGACAGAAAGGACAAAAAGGACAAAAGTCACTGCTCGTACATATGTGGATTGACGAGATATGTCTGTGCAGGCGGCCTTCCTTTTCCCGAATAGTTTTTATTTTCCTTCGGTGCAATATAGCCGTAATCCACCAGTTGTGTTAAGACCGGCTGCACATCCTCTGCTTTCTTGAAATTGCGGCAGAGCCTCATAAGGTCCCTGCGTGTAAATTCCGTCATCCCATTGTTCGTTACCACATCCATCACCTTCTTGCTCTGGCTGATAACCGGGTCAGCTCCCATCAGCATAAAAGCCGCCCTTGCATGTTCCATAAAATATTCTCCGATCCGGATGCTGTTTTTCATGGTTTCCCCGTCCACCACAAGCGGATCCGGTGCAGCTAAAAAGTCATGGTTCCTGCATACTGGATGCCCGGCACAACAGGGCTGCAATACGCTGAATGTTGCCTACCAGCTTTCCCGCCCAGTCCACAATGTCTGCGTAGGTTCTGTTTAACTCAGGCTCCAGCCTTTCGGCAAAGGCTTCTATCAGCGCATCTGCCTCCTGCGATAAGGTGATGATTTCTTCCCCGTTTTCACATTCATCCTCCAACAGGTTCCGGATGCACTGCTCATATTCCCGGTACACGCCATCAGGAACAGACCGGGAACGGTATTTCCGTTTCCCCACAAAGGATGCCGGGATACAGTACAAAAACCGTGCTGTCAGTCCCCGCCCCCGGAAGACGCCGTTCTGCATCAGGCCGGAAAGGACGCTTGGCTGTACCATAAGCAGCACCGTCAGTGCCGGGTTCATAATGCTTTCACTGTTCCTGCCGATACGGTCCACCCGGATGCTGTCCCCGGAGTAGCCTTTCAGCATAACGTCAATATTGACGGTTTTGGAATATGCACCTGCCAGCGTATCAAATATCCCGCCTTCCGTGGATAGGATGGCGGCCCGCCCGTTATTATCCGCAAGCACAGACGTCAGCTTTTCTGTGGTAATATCATCCACATACAGCTTCATCGGCTTCATTTCCTTATATCCAGCAATCTCCTCTGCCATTCTTCGGACTGCTTGTGCATCCGCCTTGCCCTTGGATGCCTGATCTTCCAGCACTTTCTGCCTGCGTTCCAGTATCCGTTTCTGCATTTTGCTGGTTTCGATTGCCGCTGCATTCTGCACATTCCGCTCTGACTCATATACATTTAAGGGCCGTATCATGGCATTTTCGACCGCGGATTTACGTTCGGACGGATTCATGACATTCAGCACAAAAATATTGACAGGCTCTATCCAGTCCGGCTTTGCCCTGATTTTGAATTTTCCCTGCATGCATACGGACAAGATTGCAATGGCTGCGGTAGCCGCCATATCAACCGGTGTCTGTGTGCTTTCCGAGAGTGCTGCCACATAATCACCGACCGCCTTTGGCAGGGCATCCAGCGGAAAAGGCGGCAGATGGTACTCATCAAAGGGAATGGGCATCTCCCACTCCGGTTCTTTGTTGTATTCCTCCGGTGACAATATATCCATCCTGCTTTGCCAGATCCCTGCCAAATTTCAAGGCACTGTCCCAGATGGTATCCAGTTCTTCCTGCGCTAACGGCGGCGTACATCTTTGCGATTTCTCGATAAAAATATGATGTGCCTCTTCCGTGCAGCCATACCGCTTGACGATTTTTCCCTGCAAACCGGCTCATGCTTTTATTACGGGAACCTTCTGTGATAGTTTCCTGTCCAAATTAGAGAAGGCTTTCTCATCTAAAAATTCATCTATGGTTCGGTTTCCTTCATGCCATATAATATTTCCGGACTGACAGCCATACATAAACCGTGCCGCATCTGTCGCCCCATTATCAAAAAAGGGTGCCGCCGCATATATACGCTTTTTTAATGCTGAACAATCTTCCGCACTAACAGTCGGTTGATGGGGAAAATAGACATGATGCCGCGGTCTGGCTGACTTTTTCCCTTTACCTTTCCGTCATGGCGGCTGGGAACAACGACAAAAGAAACATCCGGGAAAATATCTTGATACATGTCAGGATATATCCAGTCTTTGGGATGATCCGAGTGATCGTTGTCACAGTCCATGACATCCACGTTCCCTGCAATATAATCAGCATTGGAGCGATGGAAATTTTTATATTCCGCACTGACATGGTCACGGCAGATGGCAGCCTTAAAATCTTCTTCATTTGTAATGTCAGCCTGATTCGGGTAGATGCTGTTCTTGGCATTGCCCGTACAATTTGCCGTATATAACGTGAACTTCATCGGACCGTCTCCTTTAAATCGCTGCCAAAGTAACGCAGTTTGTAATTCTTCCTTTTGGCTCTCCTGATTTCGGCATCCATTCCCGCCGATATGATATCTCCAAATACCCACACCTCACTGCAGTGGCTCATCAGTACATTGCCAAAGTGCAGTCCCAGTTCACGTTCCGTTATATTGGTATCATCAAGGAACTGCGGAAACAGCAAAGTGTGGGGCAATAGGGATATACCCCTGCTCCACCGCAAAGCGGCTGTATCGTCTTGCATTGGCAATGTTTCCGGACACATCTCCTGAAAACGGAGAGCATACATAGATCATGGGCCTGTATGCTCTTGCCGCCTTCACTTTCTGTTCTATATGGGATAAGGCTTCGTAGGTGGTCGGATCAGGATACCCTTCACTATTACGTCTGCTCACACCCACCATGTTTACCTCCCGCCAGCTTTTTGCCGCAGCTGTCACACAACACCGATGTACCGAAAAGATCAACCTTGCCATCGGCAAATACCTCCGCCAGGTCAACCTGCACCTCCGAGCCGCAATGCGGACAGCGGCAGAATACATTCTCATCATTGATTTCAATGGAAATCCCTACCGTATCATTCAGCTTCTCTTTTACATAAAACATCGTATCGGTCCCCCTCTAATTGGTTAAACACTTTTGCATTCGCATGAAAGCAATCAGAAATTCCGGCCTGAAAAGGCCATATTCTGCAGATTCAATCCACACTTTCCCATCCTCATCTTTCGATGTAACAAGTCCGGCATCAGCCAATGATTCATGAAACTCACGCAGTTCGTCATGTTGTGGACAAAGACGTGATATGAAATCACGAAAATCAGGAACCTCGTCCTCTGGAATATACTTATTCATAAAAATACCGCCTTTCCTAAAAGTAGGGTTTTGCCCTCTGCTAGTAAAAGGACAAAACCCTACTTTTTAAGAACCGTATGCTTAATCTTTTTTGTAGAAGCTGCATTCATACCCGTCTGCCCGAAGAAGAAGTCCGCTGATCCATGGCGGCGTTCTGCCCATTTGCTCACAGATGCATTCAAGGGATACATCCATGCTGCACTCTATGATCAGCTCATCATGGACATGACCGCAGATAAAATAGTGGGATAACTGTCCGCATAGCATAGGCAAGAATATCCCGGCTGATTGCCTGGACAATGTTTTCCACGAACTTTGGGCCGTAGCTTTCAATCCGTTCCCATTTTTTGGTGCCGCCAACGCCCTCATAGGTAACGGCTTCTCCGCCGAAACGGTTTTCTCCCATGCGCGGCTTCACATAGGACAGATGTCTGCCGCTTGGCAACTGGATAAACAGCATCCCACTCTGATAGACAAAACGAATGCCATGTGTTTCAGTCGGCATATGCCGCTGGACCGTATTTTTAACGCACCTGTCCACATCCCACCAGAACCGTACGATATTCGGATTGGCTGCCCGCCATGAATCCACCAACGGCTGAAGCTCTTCCTCTGCAAGGCCCATATCGAGTGCACCCATTGCTTTTAAAGCACCGACCGAGCCGCCGTATCCACAGTTGTGGACGAGTTTCCCCGATACGGTAAAACGATGATGCTGTCCGGCATTTCGTATGTCATAAAGTCGAGCCGTGCGCGTATTAGATGCCAGTTCTTTCTCTTTTCGAACACTGCAAGTTCTGCTGACGCAATAATCTCGTCCCGACTCATCCCCTGAGTCAGCTTTTTTGTGACTACACTTCTTGCATATGGCCAATATTGCTGCTCGAATTTTGTCAACACCGTTCTCCGTTGATTTATACAATTTTCTTGATGTGTCGCAAACCTCAGATTCCCCGGTTGATAGTGGCTGTTCGTATCGATTCGGTCTATCTCCATTTCTCGCCCCGGGAGTCCAAAATTCTTTATCATATACAGACCTGCTTCTGTTACACTTACAAAATTGAAACGTATTCCTCTCGCGCCATAATTGTGAAATCCTCTGTCCGATGGATTTTCGCAGCGTTGTTTCGCTGCTGTCAATCGGCGATCCAACCACAAAGGAATTTTCCGTTTCTGTGAACATTGTTGACACCCTTTTGACCTTCCACTTCTTAGGTTTTCCAATTCTTGCCATTGTGTAGAGTGGCAGCCTTGGCATTCCGTTAACACATAGCAATGATTCATCGCCTTGTTCCATCGTTTTTCCGCCGATATTATTTTCACCCAGCCGAATTGTCTGCCTACCATTCCCGGTTTGTAGGAGATGTGCGCCGCAGGTGGCGGCGATTCCAAACTGTACGGGCTGCGATTTCCCTTCGACCCATACAAAGTGGTCTGCTGTTGCTCTAAGTCCATCGTACTCAATAACCTCTCTTTCTCCCTTATAGATAACACCATCATGCTGTACCCAATTTTCTCCATCCCATAGCAATTGGTTTTTTGTGACATCCTCAATCGGCACAAGACCTTGATTTGTCAGAACGAGTTCTCCTTCTGCAATACAGGCCAATTCCGCTATCTTTCCTTTTTGCCTGAGATGCCCGTTCACACCGTGCTTTTCTACAGGCACACCAAACATCTTACTTGCAGTCGAGCAATAAATATCTTCGCCTTCCTCAAATGCTTTTGATTTCCATTTTTCACCTGCCAGAAAGGACAGCACCCTTGCTTCAATAGCCGAAAAGTCTGCCACCACGAATTTCATGCCGTCTCTCGGCACAAAAGCCGTGCGGATAAGCTGTGACAGCGTATCCGGAATATCATCATATAACAGTTCCATGGCATCATAATCGCCACACTGTACCAGGCTGCGGGCCTGTTCCAAATCCGGCATATGATTCTGGGGCAAATTTTGAAGTTGAATCAGACGTCCTGAATTGCCTGTCACCCATACACGTCCGTTTCTTCTTACTAAAAAATATCCTGTCGGGGTTTCGGCACAATAAACGTAACCCTCAAAGTCAGTGATTATCGGCTTTGTCCTAATTTCGTGACAATTAATAGGTGTAAGCCAAATATCAACATAATACGCATCACTCCAATTCGGGTGCTTGTCTGAACGCACTTTGGTTTTTACAGAAGCAGTTCTTCCCGAAATATGTGCAAATGCTTGAACAATATCTGCATTTTGTTTATTACAGGTCACATATTGAATGCTGTTTTTCGCCGATCTGCATCCATCCCAATATACAAGTTCATCAAAGAATACATCCGCACTTTCGTCAAATAACCACGTTCCAAAAGTTTTTTCTCTGAATTGTCTGAGCCATAATGGAACATTTCTTGCTAAAATATTGAATTGCAGTCTTGGCTTTGGGTTATTACTATACACTTTATATGAATACTGAATATTGGCTGCCCTGAGTAAAGCCTTACATCGTTCAGCTTTTCTGCTTTTAGTAAAACCAAGTTTAATGGTTCCGTCATCACAATAATGACCATCTGCTTGCACCATTACCATAACTCGCAGCTTATTATGTTCTAAACCAGAGTTGATTTGGCGATAGCCTGTAAATGGAATTGATGGACGATATCCAGCCATATTCTCCACGGTATCCATTGTCCATTCATCTCCATATCGCTTTTTTACATACATTCTATGATCAGGTGTACTAATTTGCGATATGCGTTTATCTTCATATAAGTAGATGTCACCTTTATATGGAAACATGAGTTGTTTCGCTTTCTGAAATGATACTGCTTCTCCTTGTGGATTCCAGCAAGCTATTATCCCGCCATTCCATCTGTCCAGACGCTCCCAACCTTTATCGGTGAGTACTTCGTGGTCACCGGTCAAGCACCATCGACCTGTGCGATTAGCGCCGTAGAACTGAAACATTCCTCTGGCCCTGCCGTCCTCGCAGGCAGCATGCTGCATTGCCTGATACTTTTTGACGGAGGACTTGGCAAGCTGCTGACGAAGAATTAACACATCGGCAATTGCCTGTGGAGCTGTTTTCACAGCCTGTGCCACTTCCTTTTTCCCAAGGCTGTCCATTGCCATCCCGTGATCTGCCAACCATTGCTTCATCTGAACCACGGAGTTTGGATTATCAAGGTTGGTCAGTTTCTGCATTTTTTCTACCAGTACGGCCTTGGATTTTGCATCAAATGCAATCGCATTTGTGACCACCTTCATATCAAGGGCAATCCCCCGGTCATTGATTTCCTGGTCGAGGTGGTATTCGTCCCATACAAAATCCGGTACAGGATAATTTTTCAGCCGATCCTGTATCGACATTTCCACTTCCACATCACGTTTGTTATAGAATTTGAACAAGTTCCACTTGTTGATATCATGCTCTGGCAGATTCCGTGTTCTGCCGCCGTTGACTTTGGTCGCCTTGCAGGGGATACAAAAATAGCGAATGAGATCTTTCCCTTCCTTTAATTTCTGTTCATCCAATCCCAGCACCGCTCCCTGTCCCGGCAAGGGATAAGGGCAGTCCCATATAGGCCGCCCATATCATGGAGCATTTCCATGCTGCCGGATCCAGATAATCACCGACCGTATCTTCGCTAATGCTGTAGCTATGGAAATATGCCGGATAGTTCCCTTGCAGCCATACCGACAGACAGATTCTTTCAAAAGAACAGTTAAAGCTCCATTTTGTAACCTTATCATTGGTTAGTGCCTCTATAATGTTCTGGGGGATCTTCTCACCGCAGGCAAGGTCAACCACCTGTACTTCACCGCCATCTACACTGTATCCAAACAGCAAAATTTCAAAATTGAGCGACTGGGCATAACGGTACACACCACATTTACCCAAATCTATATCTGAGTAAGTTTCTAAATCCACATTAATACACCTCATCTATGCGCAGCCTCTCTTCTAAAAGTTTTGTTTTTAATAATTCTACTGATTGCTGA